AACTTGTAATATTAAAATCGTGTAAGTCTGCATTAACAGAACCACTACCCGCGAATTGTATTGTTCTTAATCTATTCAATACACTTTGAAATAACTCATCTCTTTCCTTTACATTTCTTGCCCATATTCTAACTTCAAAAGTTAGTTCCATATCCATGGCATTAGTTTGCATTCCAGTTCTTTTAGCATCTGCGTTTTCTAAACCAACTGTAATTAAAGGATATTGTGCTTTCCTTTGAGGATAAGAAGTCATTACAAATTTACTATCACTATCTCTTTTAGTAGATAATGGGTCAGTTATGTTACTGACTAAATCATTCTTTATAAAAAAGATGCTATCTCTGACAAATGTTTCGCTTGTTACCATCGCTTTGGTTCCTGTTGTCCTCGCTTGGACATTAATCTAAGTATTATTTTTTATTTAAACTTAATTAATTGTGTATATACTAAATTTTACTAATCTCATTACCTATCATATTTTTAATTTTAATTTTATTTCTATCTTTACTATTTCTAAAATGCCTTCTTGCATTCATTCTACTTGTTCCATATTCTAAAAACTTAGAGTGTTCTACATTAGAGAATACAACACCTTCATCTTTTGAATAATTACTTTCAACTGAACTAAGAAACTTACTTGTATCAACACTAGTTGGTTCTGCTCTATGTCCTGCAATACTTTGTTTAACTTCTCCTTCTAAGAATAGTGTTGCTTTTTTAACACCATCATTAATATCATTAGTTGTTTTCTTCTTCTTTGCTAATAAGTATGCAGATACTGTATCAACTCCTTTTACTTTAAATGAAAAACTCATTCTCCTATTAAACTTCCATTAGTTAGTTTTCTGATATATAGTTTACTAAAAATATCTGTATTATAAACTGCCCAAGTACTCATTCCTGCTGGTACAATAGTATATTCCTCTGTAGTTGGACTACCTAAACCAATCTTAACTACACCAATTGAGCCTAAAATATTTGTACCACTCATAAATAAAATCTTATCTTCGTTACTTAGCTTACCTTGTTCCATTAATAAGTTCTCAGAATTAGTTAAACCTCTGACTGGTAATACTACTCCAGAAGTCCATATATTTGAGCCTAATGTTAAAGTAGTATCATCCTCCCATACACTTCCAATTGTTTTTAAGAAAGTTCTAACTCTTATTTGCTGTCCGCCTTTAGTAATAATACTATTCATTCCGTTTTGCAATATTGATGTTACACTCATACTAATGTCTTCCTAATTTTTACGCCTCTTCCAACATACTTTAAACTGCTTTCTGCAAGAGTTCTGAACATTTGTGAGTTAGATGTTCCTGCTTCAGAAACAGATAAATCTCCTAACTTAACATTATCTCCTCCTGTTGCACTATCATCCATTTCAATTGCATCTGCTTTTGCAAAGTTTACTACTGCTGGTTGGTACGCTTCGGCTATTGAGTTGCTTCCAATAGTTGCGCCTGTAAAGTTCTGCACATTTAATCGTGCCATATCTACAACTTCAACTAAGTTACCACTAACTCCTGCCGATAAATTAGGAAAACTCTCGGCTACATGTGTTGCAATACTTCCTATTGTATCTAATGCCATTATATATATCCAATTGAAATTCCAATTCCTGATTTGCTTGGTCCTATTCCACCATGTAAGTGCATAACACCTAATAATGGAAACTCAGCCCAAACTCCTGCTCCACCTGTTCCAGACAAGCTATCGTTTGCTGTAGTTCTTGCTGAACCTCTAGGTAAGTAAGTTCCACTTTCTGAAGTCATACCAGTTGCTGTTCCAGAGCTTAAACTCCATACTGTTTCTCCAGTACCTGAAACAGAAACATACAAACTTCCAGCTGCAGCAAAGTTATTGTTCTCTACTTGTACTGCTTGTAACAATCCATTAAGTGGATGTTCACTATATGCACTTATAAGACTTGCTGAAGTACCTGCTAAATCAGTTCCTTGAAATTTATAGGATTTAATCCTGTTTTCTCTAACCATATAAACCTCCTTTTAAATTTAATAGAATTCTAAATATGTTTTTCCTTATCATCTTATCTTTAAGACTTGCACTTTGGCGTATTTCCATTATTATGTTTGTGAGCCTAATCTAATCCAATCAGTTGCTCCTGCTGTTTCTGACTTATAAATTTCATAGTTTGTAGTATCTACAACTAAATCACTTCCTGTCACAGCAACAACAATTCCATCTGGGCTTACACTAGTCATTGTTATACCTGCTGGTACAACTGGACTTCCACCAAGACCTGGTGGCAATCCTCTTACACAACCAATAACGCTTCCGCTATTTACCATTTATCTTTGTTCCTCCATTGTTTTTTGTTTATAGTCCTTTAGACTTGAATATAATTAAAAAATAAAAAAAATAATAAATTACTGAATTAACTTGTAGTTATTTTAGACACTGCTTTACTTCTAAGTAATGCTACTGCAATTCTATTAGTAAGAACTGCTCCTTGCATATCATAAGTAGGCATTACAACTTGTTCCATTGTAATATCTCTCTTGATAGCAATTCCGTATGCTTCACTTCTATCAATAACATATGCATATTTTGCATATGTTGTGCTAGGTGCTGCGTTTGTACTAAATCTTACTACATTCAATCCATAGATAGTTCCTAAGAAACCTCTAGTTAACATCTCAGTATTACCGACTTTGTTTGCTTCTACAAATGTATCAATATTTCGTAAGTCTTGTAATATCTCGTCACCGATTAAAATATCTGTTGGTACATAATCGTTACTTTCTAAATCATACATTGATTCTGTGATGTTAGCAATTGAAATTGCTGCACCACCTGCTGTAGTTGCGTTTGCTCCGTCTAATGCTGTAATGATAAGCTCTGTTTCTTTCTCAGCAAATCTTTTACCTGCTGTTCGGACATTAGCCTCTAAAAGAGGAAATTGACTGTCTTCAATCATTTCTCTTGTAATTCTAATTGCTACTCCGTACTTAACTGGTGTAAATGTTACTGTTTCATACCCAATATTATCTAGTACTACTTCTGCTCCTTCGCCTGTCTTCCTAACATCCATAGTATTTTCTTCCTCTAAATTAACTGTAAATGATGAACCTTGTATTTGACTTGGTCCCCAAACTGTTGATGCTAATTCTCTTGGCAATAAAGTTTTATCTACTGCTGCAATTAAAGTAGGCATAATTAACTTTGGTATTAGTAAAGTTCCTGCAGTTCCATCTTCTGTTGAAATGTACTCCTGAATTTTTTTGTATGCCATATTAAAGATTTAATGATAACATTACAAATGCTTCAGAACCTCCATCAGACATTGCTCTTCCAATAGTTACTGTTGAACCTGTTGAACTTACTGATGTATTCATTACGCAATCTCCTCCAAGTGCAATTACTGCTGCTCCTCCAGATGTTGCTCCACCTGCTCTTACTAGATAAGTTCCTTTTCTTGCTACACTTATTGCTGTATTTGAACCTGCTGTTTTTACACATATTCCATTACACTTATGTGGACTATCTGTGATTGCTACAACTAAATCTGTAGATGTAAAGTTTGCAATATTTGAACCAACTACTCCTGCTGCTCCTGAAATCATTACGAATTCTCCTCCTGAGATTACTTCTCGTGCTACTCCTGTGAAGATACAAGGATTTTCTCCATCATATACTTGTACTACTCCATAAGGATTACTTGTTGTTCCCATTAGTATTTGTTACGCACAACTGTAAAGCTAGTGCTTCCAAAACCACCTTCTTTTACAACTTTAAAGTTTTCTTCAACTTCTTCATCTTCTTCCTCAGCCTCTTCTTCTTTAGCTTCTTCTTTAGCTTCTGGTTCTTCATCTGTATCTGCTTCTTTAAGTTTACTTTCTAAAATTGCTAATTCTTTCTTTTTTAATTCTAGTTGTAATTTCTTAATTTTTGCTTCAACTTCTGCTTCCTCAGTTGCTTCTGGTTCTGCTTTAGGTTCTTCGGCCTTAGGTTCTTCTGCTTCAGTCTTAGTTTCCTCTTCTGTTGCTACTGGTTTTTCTGCTTCTTCGCTCATTGTGTTTTCGTTTAAACCTCCTTTCAATTGTATATTATCTTTTTCGGAAATATTATTGTATGCCTCCATTAAGGCTACATTGAATGTTGCTCCTGCATCTGCTGGTACTGCAACCACACTTAATTCATGAAACATTATTCCTCTAGCAATTAATGCTCCATCATCATCTTCTTCTAAATCTTTTACTGAGGCTCCAACGCTTACACTATTTAATCTCCCATCTTTAACCATCTCTCTTACCTTACTATCCATAACTATTGCTTCAAATCTTACATTTTTATTCACTTCATCAAAGTATGATAGTTTAACTCTACCAACAATACTATCTACAGAATTATTATGGTCTTTCAATAAAGGTACTCCATTTAGTGTACTTGCTGAACTTGATAATTCTTCAGCTAAAAACTTATGCCCATTAGAAGTTGTAGTTTCATTTATAGCTACACCTTTGATTTTAAATTCATTATCTACCTCACCAAACTCTTTAATAGGTATTTGATATTGTATCTCTTTTATTAAATTAGTTCCTACCATATAAATAGTTTAACTCAAAAGTTTATTTAAACTTTATTTTGAGTGTATATACTTACTCAATCCTTAGAATTATCTTGATTTCTGAATTTTGCTTTCCATTAATATAAATAGTTAGTTTCTCGTTAAGATAAAAACAACTACCATCTTGTAGTCCATGTCCGTTTCTATCTACCTTTCTTTCTGTAATATTATAATAAACTCTTTCACTAGCATCTGCTGATTCTAATATAGAGTAACCTAATTCACTATCAATGTTTAGTTCTAATTTCTCATCACTATTAACTATTACTGCAACTAGTTTACCTTTAATCTTCTCAGTAGTAAATTGCTTTAATCCTTCTTCTGTTGATAAACTATAAACTATATCTTTCATCATGTAAAACTATGGTAAAAATTTAATTGTCTTCTTCTTATTGTTTCTGCGTTCTGGCCCACTTCATTTAGTTTAGGTACTTTATCTCCATACTTAACATTACCTTCTGTTCCTTTTATCTTATTAGTAACTCCTCCAAACATCTGTTGGCTTCTTGAATCTATTCCTAAAGAACTACCTGTACTATCTTTCCATGGTCCAATAACTGGTACACTCTCATTTGTTATAGCTGTACTAGAATAAGCGGGATTACAAGTATGTACAATATCTCCAATATGATTACTGATTGGTACTCTTTCGTTACAATTTGGACATACCCATATTCCCATTTTATTCCTCTAAAATTAATTTCTCTTTTAATTTCTTTAACTTCTCTTGAAGTTTTAATAAACAATCTCCACATACCCACATACCACTAACTAAACTAAATGCTTCATTACCACATCTATCAAAGTTGTGACATTTCGGTTTGTTTAATATTTTCATATTATCTTGTTAAGTGTTTAATTAATACTTTAAGTTCTATATCTGAGAGTTCACTTGTTTCAAGTCCATTAAGAGTTCTCTCTTTACATAAAGTTATATATCTTGTTGCTAAAGGATTTGTTTTTTCCTCAATCTCTTTAACTTCTACAATCTCTTTAACTTCCACTTTTTTTTGTTTTCTTTTATACATTTTTACCTCCTTTTACTCCAATATAACTGGAATTGTTGAACATCTACAATTTGTATGTGCTGGTGGTCTTTCTCCTTCATTAATCCCAAATACTTGTCCATTTAAGCCCATACATATATCACAAGTTCTATCGCTTACTGCAGCCAACCATCTCACTTTATCAACTCCTCTTTCCTTATAAGTTTCATTAAGTGCTAAGTTACTTAATCTTACTACCTCTGTTCTGGCGATACTATTTGGTCTTGATTCTGCAGACTTAACAAAAATCTTATTTCCATCTTTTAGATTATATCTATCTTTTAAACCTAGACTATCTTTAATGTCTGTTTCTATTGCTAACATATTCTTATTCTTTTTGAAACCATCTTTTAGTATTATCTTTAGTTTGCTTACTTGTTCAACACTTAGTAAACCTAAATCTATATCCATCTCATTAAGTGCAGCCAAATTTACAAACTTATCTTTTTTAGTTAGTTTTATTGCTTTAGCCATATAGTCTGAATAATTAAATCCTTGTATCTCTGTAACTGGTATATCTATAAACTCTGTTAAAGTCATTTCGTTTACATCTTTTAGGTCTTGTACTTCTTTAATTAAATCTTCATTACTTTGTTTTGTTCCTGGCTTTGCACCTGGGACTTCTGGTTGTTCTATTTTTTCTTCCTCTTTTTCTTCTCCAGACTTTTCTTTATCCATATCCTCTTGTTCTTGTTTGGCTTCTTCTTCTTTCTTATCATCTAATCCTACTTCTGGTTTTCTTAAAAAGGTTTCTGCGTTCTCTATACCCATTGCATTAGCTAATTCTATTTGTAACATTCTATTAAAGTTTTCACTTATATTTACACCCATACCTAGTAATCCTGTAATCTTTTCAATTCTTATATTCTTTTCGTCTTCACCTGGTAGTTCCCATTCAATATCAATCTTAGCATCTAGCTTAGGATTATTCTGTGCTATTAATAATGGTCTAAATACCTTCTCTTCAATTACTTTCTCCATAACTTCTTGAATACTTCTACATCTTCTTTGGAATGCTTCCATCTGAACATTAGCCATACCTTCTGGAATATTAGCAATACCCATTAGTGCTGGAGGTACTTGGAAACCTGCATATAGTAATTCTAAACTCTTGTTTATTGGAGTATCAAAGTTTTTACCTATATCTCCAAAATCTAGTAACTTAATATCAACATTACCATCTGTAACCCACTCTGTTCTTGTATTAAGGAAAGTAAGTTTATC